ACGTTAAGGTAATAAGTGGACCCGAAAAAGTAATAGTCCACAGGGATGAAAGTCTTTATGCTTCCTCAGAAGAACTTGCAAAGATAAGAGAAAAGGTTAAGGAACTTGCGGAGCTAATTATAAAGGCTTATAACAACGGTATACCGATATCAAGACTAAAGCTAAACTTTAGAATTTCAAACCCTTCAAACCCTTACCCATCCATTTACGATGAACTGAAGAGAATATTCACATACCCTAAGCTTGAACTGATGCCCAAGGAAAAAGTTGGAAAAGTTCTAAATCAGTTAAATATATGGATAGGTTCGGTTGCCTATGCTCTATATAGGCACGGCATACCGCCCTATGACCGTAACACAATGATAAGGAAATACTGCGGGGCTTGTAAAAGCAAAAGAATAGATTACAAGGAAAGAGCATTAAAGAAATTCGGAACCGATAACCTTGGAGAAGTTAATTTGCTGGATTTGTATAGGGATTATAGAACCGTGCTTTCTAAAAAAGTTCAGAAAAAAGCAGGGGGATAGGTCATGAAAAAACTTTTTCTTGTGGGTGTAATCATAACTTTTGTAAGTTTGATAGGGTGTGAAAAATCTCCATCGGGTGAGGAAGGACAAAAGATTGAAAGAAAAGAAGTTACAAAAGAAGAAAAGGTGGATGAGGAATATGGGAACTTCTCAAAGAAATTCGTAGATAAGATTGCCAGTGAGCTAAAAAATAAAGGCTACTTCGTGAAAACGAAAATGAGAAGAGGGAAAGGAGAGTTTAGTAAAAATATGACCTATAGACTAACGATATATATAGCTCCCGAAAATCCTTTCAAGAGCTATGGTGAACTTGTATTTTCCAATAAATATGTAACTATGGGAGAACCTGAAATACAGCTAATTATAAACTGTTATATTGACAGAAAAATAAACCTCGGATGCTTAACTAAGAAAATGGATCCAGAAGGCTATGATATCCTGAAAACAGTGTGGCTTAATTTCGGATTATCAGAAAAAGACCTTAGCAATCTTATTAAATATTTAAGAGAAAAAAAGCAATATAAGCTGGTTTCCAAAGATGGTCAATTAATAGCAGTGAATGTATCCCCTAGCGTCTTCAAGGATAGATTAGATTTTGTGAGTATTACCTTCAAACCTCTTTCCAAATAATCTCGCCCTTAAATTTTCTCCTCCCATCACGTCCCTACGAGTTCTTTTGTGTCCCCCTTTTAAAACAATTCACTCTTAGCTTTTTCCGTATGGGAAAGCAAAAAGAGCAAGTTCAGGAAAACGTCAAGGCTCAAGAAGTCCAAAAGCAAGAGTCTCCAAAATCTAATTCTCCCTTCATATACGTGGGACCTACTATTTACAAGGAAAACTTTTTTCTGACACAGTACTCCGTATATTCGGAAATACCACCTTACGTGAAAGGAACACCTTATGAGAAACTCTTTTATCCATTTGAGGATTATCGCCAAAGAAAACAGGAAGTAGACGAAGAGGTCAAGGAAAAGCTCAAAAGGATTATGCAGGAGGAAAATGGATAATTCTCCTTGGACATCATATTTAGGGGGTGAAGGATGCCCTACCGCAGAGGAATTTTTGTTGAAGAAACCGAAACCTCGCTTCTTCCTCCGGTAAGAAGCGGAACGGTTGTTTTTGCTGTAGGAACAGCCCCACAAGGACCCGTAAACAAGCCCGTTGTCGTAAATTCTCTAAAAGAATTCGTAGACACCTTCGGATGGAGTGATAACTACGATGCATACACACTCTGTGAAGTTGCGGATGTAGCCTTTAAGAAAGTTGGTGTATATCCCATTGTGGTATGCAACGTGTTTGACCCTAATATCCACAAAGACGTAAATGGAAATCCTGATCCGTCCCAAGTTACCGCTTCGGACGTAATAGGTGGAGTGGATTCCAATACACTCCAAAAGCTTGGGATTGAAACCGTAAACGAAGTTTATCCGAAGTATGGCTTAGTTCCCACAATCCTCATAGCTCCTAAATTCTCAAAAAACCCTACCGTTGCCTTTGCCCTTTCCCTCAAAGCTCAAACCCTCAACGGCGGATTTAAAGCCTTCTCCCTGATTGATGTGGAAGTTCCAAAATATACAGACGTTCCTTCTTACCTTATAGACAATAACCTAAAAAGCCCATTCCTTAAAGCTTTCTACGGGAAAGGAGAAGAAAACGGAAAAACTTACCATCTCAGCACACTCGGGGCATTTACCTACGCCCTTCTTGACTTTAAAACCAGAGATATTCCTTTTCACTCTGTATCTAACAAGAACGTTCCCGTGTCTTACGTGACTCCCGTTCTTGACCCGGACGCAGGAACTTACCTTGCGGGACAAGGTGCAACACCCATAGTAAGAACTCAAAAAGGACTCGTTTTTTGGGGAACGAGAACAACCATTTATCCCGCTTCCACGAATCCCAAAGACTCTTTTGACAACATAAGAAGGTTTATGAATTTCATAAATAACGAATTAATACTTACGTTTACTCAAAAACTTGACGTTCCCATCACCAAAAGGCTCATAAAAACCATAGTAGACTCCTACAACATGAGACTAAACGGCTTGAAGGCTATGGAATACATTCTGGGAGGGAAAGTTGAGTTCAGGGAAAATGAAAACCCCACGACCGACCTGATGGACGGAATACTTAAGTTCCACGTTTACGTTACCCCTCCATCCCCTGCCAAAGAAATACACTTTACCCTTGAATATCTACCAAAGTACTGGAAAGAACTTTTTAAAGGAGGCTAAAAAATGATTAAAGACAGGCTAAAGGATGCAAGAGTTTACGACGAGAACGGAAATCTTATCGGCGTTGCGGAAGTTGAACTTGCGGATATTGAATACATTGCGGAAAAGCTGGAAGCTCTCGGAATATCCGGAAATCCAGAAATGCCCTTAGAGGGGCATGTAGAGAACATGACCGCAAAGTTCAAATTCAAAACACTCTCTTCAGACACGTACGAGCTTCTAAAGCCTGAAGCTAAGCTCCTGACTGTTTATGCGGTAACCCAAAATTACGACCCCGCACAAGGTAAAAACGTAGAAGAACAAATAAGAACCGTTTTAAAGGTAATCCCGAAGAAATTCCCCCTTGGAAAACTTCAAAAAGGAAAACCCATGGATGTTGACATTGAAATGACCGTTATCTACCTAAAGCAAGAGATAGAAGGAGAAGAAGTTCTGGAAATAGACCCCCTTAATTACATCTTCAAAGTAAAAGGCATTGATTACCTTGCGGATACGAGACAAAAGCTCGGAATGTCTTGAGGAGGTAGAACATGAAAGAAGTAAAACTTTCTGACGGTAGAGTGGTAGTAATTAAAAAAGGAACCGGGAGGGATTACATAGAAGCAAGAAAAATAGCAACACAAACAGGGGAGGACATTTTTGTGGTTCTTTTACACAGGCTGGCGGAAACGAAAGAAGGTAAAGCCATACCCATAGAGGAGCTCAAGAACCTACCTCTCGGAGATTACATGACCTTGGAAACCGCACTCTTTGAGGTAAATCCGCTCCCGGAGGGCTTGAAAGGGCAATCTTCTTTCTCATCCGTCAAGGCTTCAGATACAGTGAATTAATGGAGATGGAAATCCGGGAAATAATCTTTTGGTTTGAACTTGGAAAGGAAGTACTTGAAGAAGAACTAAAAACTCTGGAAAAAGAGGAGTAATGAATCCGATTCAGCTCTCCCTTATTCTTACCGCGTATGCAAGGATAAATGAACTTTTAAGGGTTCAACGAGCGGTTCAAAACGTTCAGGAAAAAGTTGAAGTCCTTGAAACAAAAGCAATTCAGGCTCAGTCCGCATTTCAAAAGCTTTCAGGAGCAATAAAAAACGCCTTCAACACTGAAAGGATACAGGCATTTTCCGAGAAACTTGAATCGCTTGCAACAAAAGCAGGGGCGGTAGGGGCAGGACTCACAGGGGCGGTAGGTGGAACTGTATACAAATTCATGGAGTTGGAAGATGCAAAAACTCAAATGGAAATAGCATTTATGGAAAAAGGAGGAAAGGTTTCTCCCGAGCTTGAAAAGATAAACAAGCTTGTTATGGAACTCGGGAACAAACTACCCGGAACAACTGCGGACTTTTACCGTCTTGCTCAAGCTCTCAGGGAACAAGGAGTAAGTGCAAAGGTAATTGCGGGAGGAGCTTTGAAAGCCGCTGCATACCTCGGGGCTCTCTTTAAAGTGGACTACGCGGAAGCGGGTGAAATGGTAGCAAAGTTCCAAGAAGCTTTTAAGGTTCCTGAAAAACAACTCGTAAAATTCGTTGACCTGGTTCAAAGAGCAAAGTATGCTTTCGGACTTAACCTTCAAGACATTTATTACTCGGTCAAGTACTTTTCCGGACAGCTTAATACACTCGGAATAACAGGCATGGAAAACGCAAAAAAGATAATGGCTTGGGCTGGAGTACTCGCATCAGTAGGTGTGGAAGGATCCACTGCGGGAACCGCAATCGCTAACGTTCTGAGCAGTCTTACCCGCTTAAAAGAACCGCCCAAAGAGGTAGCAAAAATACTTGAAACCTATGGAATACAGCTGGAAGTTTTTGATGCACAGGGAAAGTTCAAGGGTCTTGACGTTTTCTTTAAAGAAATACAAAAGTTAAAAGTCCTCACCCAGGAAGAAAGGCTCACCGTACTAAAGAAATTATTCGGAGAAGAAGGAGAAAGGGCAATATCTCCCCTCGTTAATAACGCAAAAGCTCTTGAACAAGCCCTCCAGAGGATAGAAAAACAAGCAAGCCTGCAAAAAAGAATAGACAAACTCCTATCCACTACTTCCGCAAAATGGGAAGCGTTCATCGGAAATATTGAAAACCTTTTAGCACAGCTTGGCTCCTACCTTGCCCCCACTGTCCGGAAAATACTCAACTTTTTAATAGACTTTACAGGAAAGATCAGTGACTTTTTAGAAGCACACAAAACAACCGCAAGCGTTATACTTCACGTGGTAGGAGCTTTAGGGCTTCTTTTTTCAACTCTGTCAGCGCTTTCCCTTACCGCTCTTGTAGGAGTAAAAACCTGGGAGCTTTACGTGGAAGGACTAAGACTTTTGAGAATACAGGCGATAGCAACGAGAACCGCAACCTTAGGTCTTTCAGTTTTAAGAACAATTCCCGCAATTTTGTTTCTTTCTTATCAAGCTTTTGTAGCAACAAGCTACGGAAGCTGGCTATTTGTAAAGAGACTCACGGTTGCAAGACTTGAAGCCTTAAAATTCTTAGCTGTAAAAACTCTGACTTCCACGCTTTGGCTTCTGAAAGCAGCTTTCTTGGAAATTGCAACCGCAGTAAGAACCATGTCCTTAGCTCTTTTAACTAACCCTATCTTCTGGATTGGAATGGCTATTGTCGGAATAGCTACACTCATATACAAGTACTGGAGCTATGTTAAAGCTTTCTTTTTGGGATTTTTCGTAGGGCTTAAAGATTCCATTACCCCGGTAGTACAGGTGTTTGGCTATTTGATTTTACCTGCAAAAGTTCTCCTGAAACTTTTCTCGTCTTTGATAAACGCTCTTAAAAACCTTATAGCTCCGTCTGCAGCAACACAAAAAGAACTAAACAGTATAGCGGTAGTAGGCAAATCGGTAGGCTATGTTATCGGAACCGTCCTACTTCTTCCTCTTCGTGTACTCACATTCACTATAAACGCAGTTGTAGGAAGTGTAAAACTCCTGATATCCGCATGGAATAAACTAACCTCTTTCTTTAGAAACTTTCATCCTATTGATGCGGTCTCCAATGCTTTCAGAAAGCTTATAAACTTTTTAAAAGGCATAAATCTCTTTGAAATTGGGAAAAACATAATGGAAAGCCTGAAACGTGGAATACTCTCCGTTGTAAAAGCTCCTGTTGAAGCGGTAAAGAATGTAGCAAGTTCTATTGTAAATAAAGTCAAAAACTTCTTCGGTATTCGTTCCCCCTCAACGGTGTTTATGGAAATAGGTAAGCACCTTAATTTAGGTCTCTTCCAAGGCATAATGCAGTCAATACCTGTTCTGAACAAAATCCCCCGAGTTATCAACGCTGTTATCCCTAAACAACTTAACCCCGTTATGCTCTCTCTAATCCCCGCAGTTACGCCCGTGAAATCTTTTAATTTCTCAACACCTTCCGCTTATACTCCCAAACCTTCCCAGAAGATTGTAAACAAGACTTTCAACGTAACAATTAATGTTCGGAGCGGAAATCCAAAAGAAATAGAAAGAGTTGTTAAAAAAGTCCTAAAGGACTTAGAAGGAGAAGCAAGCACTTATGCTGATGAAGACTAACGACCTCTTGTGTCCCTCCATGGCCCCTTGCACAAAACTCCCCATATACCTTAAAGCTTGATGCTTGATTTTGTAGACACGGACACGGAGAAAGTAAAGTCCGAGATGCTAAAACTTACCGAGGCAACTCTGGGGAGAACACTTTATCCTGCGGATCCATATTATTCCTTAATCTCCACACTTGCATATTTCATTATTTGGCTTAAAAACGATATCAATTTTGTGGGTTCTCAAAATCTCCTCGCTTATGCAAAAGGCAAGTATTTAGACAAGCTCGCAGAGTTCTACGGAGTAAAGAGGCTACCCGCAAGACCTGCAATAACGACACTCAAGTTCTCCATAGATGAACCACTTCCCTTTGACGTTGTAATTCCCAAAGGCACAAGAGCAACACCAGATGGAAAAGTGTTTTTTGAAACTACAAAAGAGGCAAAGATACCCGCAGGAAAAACTTTTGTTGAAGTCCAAGCGGTATGCACGCAAGCTGGCTCAATCGGAAACGGCTATGCCATAGGACAAATAAACAAGCTCGTAGACCCAATTCCTTACATCACCAAAGTTGAAAACACAACAATGTCCATGTATGGGACAGATGAAG